TGAAACGCATGTGGAGTTAGTTGACGGGGTGCAGTTTGACTGCGGGCTTACGTCGCCGCACTTCGTCACTAACACTGACAAGCATTTAGCAGAGCTAGATAACCCTTATGTATTAATTGTATCTAGCGAAATACCTAACGTGCGTAAGATACAAAATGTATTAGAGCACGTCATTAAAAAAGGGCGTGCTTTACTTATTATAGCGCCTGTGGCTTCAGGGGTTAAGTCAGCGCTCATGATGAACAAGGTGAAAGGTAACATCAAAGTCAATATCGTCGACTTACCAGGCTTTGGTCCTACTAAGCAAGATGCTACTGAAGATTTAGCTATAATGACTGGTGCTACTGTTATTAATGAAGAACTAGGTGATGACTTAGATCTTATAAGTGTAGAGCACCTTGGTGAAGCTGAGTATGCAGTAACTAGTGATAGCTCTACTACTATAACGCTTGAAGATATGACACCAGAGATCGAAGAGCGTGTAGATCAAGTTGTAGGTAAAATAGCTGAAGAGAAAAACGGCTTTATGAAAAAGAAACTTGAAGAACGCTTAGCTATGTTATCAGGTTCTGTAGGTATTATCAAAGTAGGTGCAGCGTCAAAGGTTGAGCTTAAAGAAAAGAAAGACAGAGTTGAAGATGCTATATACGCTACTAAAGCCGCGTTAAAAGAAGGTATAGTACCTGGTGGCGGTTCGGCGCTATGGTGGGCTGCTCAAAAAATTTCTCCCGCTAACGCGGGTGAGGAAGTATTGTTAGAAGCTATCAAAGCTCCTTTCAATACAATACTAGATAACGCAGGCATTACAGGCATAATATGCGATGATCAAGAGTACTGCGGCATCGATGTAATAACTGGTGAGTGCGTAGACATGGTTGAAGCAGGTATTGTAGATCCAGTACTTGTAACTAAGTCTGCGCTGAAAAACGCTGTATCAGTAGTATCGACTATTATATCAGCTGATTGTGTAATTTCAAACGCTAGAGCAGATGAGAGCAATCAATGATTATATAGTAGTAGACGTAGAGAAAGTAGGTCCTAAGAAAGTTGGAGGCTTACTTCTTACAGAAGAACTAGACGAAACGAATAGGTATGTTAAAGCTACGATTATCTCTACAGGTAATTTAGTTGAAGGCCTAAAAGATAACGATATTATATATTTCGACAAGCATGCTGGACATGGCATAACCTGGGCAGATACAATGTACCATGTAATCCGAGCAAGAGATGTAGTACTCGTAGAGTAACTACTTCGCTAAACGTGTGATATAGATATTAGACCTAAACCTTAAATCATAAACCTTAAACGGTAAATCAATAAATAATTAACAATTAAAAATTTTTAAACATGAAATTATTACACTTTGTAGTCACAGCTGGCGCTGAAGAATATTTTGTTAATGCTGGAGACGTAACTATGGTAACTGTAGGAGATAACGCTTCTGTTAACGTTTTCTTTAAAAACAGCGGTAACGAAGCTGATCATTCAATAGATTGTACTACAGCAACAGATAAAGCTGATGAAGTTGCTTCTAGAATATCTCAAGAGATAGCTCAAGGAAACAATGACGTCTTTGTAGTTACAGCTCTTTCTGATGTATCTGCAGCAGCATTTAACGCTGGCGCATAATAATAAATGCGATTAACAGCGCAAGATCTGCGTGATATGAATATCCTTAAGTACTACAGGCTCACGCGTAAGTGGGCCTGTAAGACTTATGGATTAACTGATGCTGATCTAGAATTACTTATATATCTAGATCACAAGGGCAGATTTACCCGCAACGAATTTATCGAGGGTGCTTACACATATTCTTGGGATAAGAAAAGGTGGGAGAAACTACGATCAGCTGGCTGGATAGAGGTTTGGCGACATAGAAACAGAACAAGTATTAAGTACTCTGTTTATAAGACGTCGTTTAAATGCTCACAGCTAGTTACACGAATATATCGCATACTGCTAGGCGAAGAAGACATGCCGACTTCTGAACGCAGCATCTTTTACAACAACAAGTCGTATACAGATAAAGTCTATAACAAAGCTATAGATGATATGATACGAGATAAAGACAGATAACATGGCTTTCAAAATGAAACCTAAAAGTCCTCTTACAAAAAAGTTAGTAGGCAAACAACATAAACTACCTGCAGAATTAAAAGCCGCAATTAAAGCTGCGCCTGAAAAATCTGCTATGAAAAAAACAACTTACGACGAAGAGACTAATACGTACTATAAAGACGGTAGAGCCCTTAGGCATAACGTGAGAAGTGAAACACGTTATAGTGGCAAGGAAGCAGAAGCAGCTGAACAACTTGGTAGCGGAAAAGTAGATAGAGCGCATAGAAAACACAAGAGAAAAGCCGGTAAAATGGGAACTGCAAAAGGATTATCTCAAAAAGCTGTAAGAAGAAGAAACACAAGAAAAGCAGAAAGAGCAAGAAAAGCTAAAGATAGAGCTGAGGAATTAACAGAAAAGCGTTTTGCAAGAACTGAAAAAGTTGGTCAAGACGCGTATAACACAGTTATAGAAAGGTACAACAAGAAAGCTAAGGATAGAGCAGCTCAAAAAAATAAATAATGTCTTACAAAATGGGTAAAGAGCGTAGAAAGATACGCACACCTAAAAACACAAAGATAGTTAGAAAAGACCTTGATCCAGGCATACTAGGCGAAGCTAATATGGACGGAAGCATCTTTATAGATAAAGACGTACCAAAAGGCAGCGCGTTAGAGAAAAGAGTTATACGCCACGAAAGCGTACACGCTAAAGAGATGAAGCAAGGCAAAATAGCATATGGTGATGATTATGTAAGAGATGGTAATAAAACTTACCACAGAAAAGACGGTAAGATTAAATATAACGGCAAGTGGCATGAAGAAGGAAGCAACGTGTTTCCTTGGGAAAAGAGAGCTAAAAAAGCAGAGTAATGAAAAAGATTAAAGAAACAGGCTTAGGCAAGTGGCTAGCTAATAAAGCGCCAAACGTACTTGATGTAGTTGGTGAGATGCTGCCAGATCAAGGAGCACTAGGCATAGTTAAAAACCTTATTGATAAAGATCCAGACGTAGATACAGAAGCTGGTATGGCTGCTGTAGATGCTGAGGTTGCTTTTCAAAATAACGTAAGCGAAAGGTGGAAAGCTGATATGGGTAGCGATGTAAAACTAGCTAAGCTTATTAGGCCACTAACGCTTATATGTTTAATGGGTATGTTCATGCTAACAATGGTTTTTGATAGTGTAGATACATTACCTTTCAATGTTAAAGATTCATATGTAGACTTGCTACAGATACTTATGCTAACCGCGTTTGGTGCATACTTTGCTGGTAGATCTATAGAAAAAGTAAAAAAATAAAATGGGAATTAATTCACAAGGAGTTGCATATAATTTTGGGCAACTAGGCAGCGGTCACATAAAAGCTACTAACGTAGAGTTATTTGCTCCTACAGGAAAAGTAATAGTAGCAATAACAATGTTAGAAGCTATGAAGTTTACTAAGTTAATTGCTGACGATTCTTACATAGCTAATGGAAGCGCGACGATAGACGACGGTGTATCTTTTATAGGAACTGGAGCACAGTTTTTAGCAAACGGAGAAGACGATGACGGTGATACTGTAACTTCAGTACCTATTGCAAACACTGTAGAGTTTCCAGCTGGCTTAACTATTTATGGTAGATGGACAAGTCTTCAGCTAGTAGATCTTGCAGGTGGCGACGACACGAATACGCATGGTGTAATTGTATATTACGGTCACTAATGGCATTAGGTAACGCTAATACTTCAGCTCAGTCTAGAGGTAAAAATAAGCCTGTAGTAGTAAAGCGTAGAAAAGAAGTTGTATCTGCAAAAGGCTTTCATGCTATAACTGGTTCTATTGAAACCGGCGAAACAACACATAGCGCAAGCTGTGGTACGTCAGAAGCGGTTAATCAAACTTATTATCATAACGCCGGTTCAGCTGGTGGTTATAGAGGTGGTACAACTTTTTACACTAGAGCTAGAGAAAACGATAGATATAAGTTAGCCAATGGGTACTACAAGGTAACTCATGACGGCTCTACATTTAAAAGTATACAAATAGTTAGTGGTAGAGTATCTAGCATGGCTACTTGTAGATAATAATAAACAATTTTAATTTAATTTAATTATGGGAAAAAAGAAAAAAGAAAAGGTCATTGACCTAAAACCAGAAAAGATTTCTGAAGAAGAGCTTAAAGAATTGCAAAACGTAGTTGGGGCTATTAATAAGCTGCAGTTTGATATTGGAACTATTGAAGTTCAAAAGCATAATGCATTACACGCCTTATTTGAAGGCAACGATAAGTTGAGTAAAATACAATCAAGTTTTAAAGAAAAGTACGGAACTGATGATATTAACATTCAGAGCGGTGCTATTAAATACAAAGACGATGAGCCATCTGATTCGTAAGATCACGATCGGTAAAGATTATAAAAATGACGCCATGCATTATTCTGTTGGACAGGAAGTGTATGGCGGTCATACCATCTGTGATATTTTAGAAGAAACTGAAAAGTACTCTATATACATTAGAAAAGATAAAGCTGTTATTCCGTGGAAGGACTTTAACAAGAATATGGCTATATCTGTAGAGTATAATTTAGAGTACTAATGCAGGCATTATACAACTTTATTGTAGAGCCTATTGGAGAGCGATACGACAACACTACTAAAGTTGGAGACAAAGAGTTAATACTTAATACAGACGTGTCAGATCACTCACACGTTAATAGGTTAGCTAAGGTTATATCTGTACCGAGGTTTACTAACTACGATATAAAAGAAGGTGATACAGTCATCGTTCATTTCAACGTGTTTAGACGCTGGTATGACGTAAAAGGCCGTGAGCGCAATAGTAGATCGTACTACGAAGAAAATAGATACTTTGTAAATTACGATCAGATATTTTTGTATAAGCGTGACAAAGAGTGGATATGCCCACAAGGTTATTGCTTTGTACAACCTATTAAGGACAATAGCAAACTAAGTGTTGAAACTGAAAAACCCTTAGTTGGTATTGTAAAACATACTGATGGCAGAGCAGAGCTAAACTCTCTTATAGGTTTTAGACCTAATATAGAGTGTGAGTTCGTAATTGATGGTAAACGTTTATATCGCATACCATCTCAATTTATTACAATTAAATATGAATATCAAGGAGACGAAGAAGAGTATAATCCAAGCTGGGCAGATAGCTGTTAACGAGCTTATCAAAGTAGCAGAAGAAAAGATCATCACTAATACTGAAGATGACGTATCTGCTGATAGGCTTAAGAACGCGGCTGCCACAAAGAAGCTTGCTATATTCGATGCTTTCGAGATATTAGCTAGAATCCAAGAAGAACAGAACTTACTAGACGGTAAGTCTCCAGAAGAAAAGAAAGAGCGTGTCTTCAAGGGTTTTGCTGAAGGTAGATCAAAGTAATGTACGAGCAAGATCTAGTTAAGGTTGTAGCACCAATTAAGAAAACAACTATCACGAGACTTAATCGTGGTAAAAAATGGAAATACGGTTATGATAAAGACCATGATATCGTTGTTATATCAAAGACTGGGCAAATCGGAGAAATCCTAGAAATCCAAGGGCTGCAAATCGCATTGCCGCGCGTGCCAACCTCTAATGTGTTTAAACATAAAAAAGACAAGTGGGTAAGAGCTGAATACCCAAAAGAGCTTAGCCGTATAAAAAATATATTCGACTGGAGAGATTATCCAGACGAACAAAAAGAAAAGTGGTACGACTATATTGACGAAGAGTTCAAGCGTAGAGACGAAGGATTCTGGTTTACTAACAAAGGCGTATCAACATACATAACAGGTGCACACTACATGTACCTGCAATGGAGCAAGATTGATGTTGGAGCTCCAGACTTTAGAGAGGCGAACAGACTATTCTTTATATTCTGGGAAGCTTGTAAAGCTGACAAGAGATGCTATGGGATGTGCTACCTTAAAAACCGTCGTTCAGGTTTCTCGTTTATGTCATCAGCTGAGACAGTTAACTTAGCCACTATATCGAGTGATAGTAGATATGGGATACTCTCTAAGTCTGGAGCCGATGCAAAGAAAATGTTTACTGATAAGGTTGTACCTATATCTTTAAACTACCCTTTCTTTTTCAAGCCAATACAAGACGGTATGGATCGTCCAAAGTCTGAGCTTGCGTATAGAGTTCCGGCGAGTAAGTTTACTCGTAAGAAAATACAGAGCAACGAACAGCTTGAAGAGATAGTGGGTCTTGATACTACAATTGACTGGAAAAATACTGGCGACAATAGCTACGACGGTGAAAAGCTAAGTCTGCTAGTACACGATGAAAGTGGTAAGTGGGAGAGACCTGACAACATATTAAACAACTGGCGAGTTACTAAGACTTGTTTAAGATTAGGTAGTAAAATCGTCGGTAAGTGCATGATGGGTAGTACTAGCAATGCACTTGATAAAGGTGGAGATAACTTTAAAAAACTATACAATGATTCTGACGTCACACGACGAAATCGTAATGGACAAACGAAGTCTGGCCTTTATTCTCTCTTTATCCCAATGGAATGGAACTATGAAGGATTTATTGACGAATACGGACTTCCAGTCTTTGATAGTAGAAGTGATGATGTACGATATGGACCGGACGGTGAATTAATAGATGTAGGCGTTGTTGATCATTGGGAAAACGAAGCTGATGGCTTACGTGATGATCAAGACGCGTTAAACGAATTTTACAGACAGTTTCCTCGCACTGAAGAACATGCGTTCAGAGACGAGACAAAGAATAGCATATTTAATTTAATTAAGATCTACGAGCAGATCGATTTTAACGAAGGTAGTAGATACAACGCTCACGTTACTCGAGGAAGCTTTGGGTGGGTTAATGGTGTTAAAGATACACAAGTAGTGTTTCACCCAGATCCAAACGGTAGATTTAGTGTTAGCTGGGTGCCGCCTGCTAGCTTACAAAATAGGCAAATTATAAAAAATGGAATTAAATACCCAGGTAATGATCATGTTGGCGCCTTTGGTTGTGATAGTTATGATATCAGTGGTACGGTTGACGGCCGCGGTTCTAAGGGCGCTTTACACGGACTTACGAAATTTTCTATGGAAGAAGCGCCGTCGAGTACTTTCTTCTTAGAGTACATAGCAAGACCACAAACCGCAGAGATGTTCTTTGAAGACGTTTTAATGGCTTTAGTGTTTTACGGCATGCCATTACTTGCAGAGAACAACAAACCTAGATTACTGTATTATCTAAGACGCAGAGGCTATAGAGGTTACAGCATGAACAGACCAGACAAGTCTTGGAAAAAATTATCAACAGCTGAAAAAGAAGTTGGTGGTATACCAAACTCAAGTGAAGATATAAAGCAGGCTCATGCTGCAGCTATTGAAATGTATATCAATGATCACGTAGGTCACAAAGGTGATGGTGAGTACGGTACAATGTATTTTAACGATACTTTGCTAGACTGGTCTAAGTTTGATATAAACCGTAGAACAAAGCATGATGCTTCAATAAGCTCTGGTTTAGCTATCATGGCTTGCAACAAAAACCTATACGCACCTAACCCTAACAGAGATAAAAGACCATTAAATTTAACTATATCAAAATACGATAACAAAGGATACACATCCCAAATAATAAAGTAAAGCATGGCTGAGTCAGTATATGTTAATTTTCCTTCTCAAGTTGTTAGCGACTTAGAAAAAATGAGTCCAGAGTATGGGCTTAAAATAGCTAAAGCTATTGAGCAGGAGTGGTTCAATGGGGTACAGTCTAATAGATATGTAGATACGCAAAATAAGTTTCATAGACTAAGACTATACGCTAGAGGAGAGCAATCAATACAAAAATATAAAGATGAATTATCTATTAATGGTGATTTATCTTATCTTAATTTAGACTGGAAGCCTGTACCAATTATACCTAAATTTGTAGATATAGTTGTTAACGGTATGTCTGAGCGTATGTTTAATGTGACTGCATATGCGCAAGATCAATATGGTGTTAGCAAAAGAACTGAATATATGGAGTCTCTTATTAGAGACATGCAGGCTAAGACTTATAACGATCAAGCCGGCAAGTTCTTCAACATGGACTTGTACGAAAACGATAAAGAAGAATTACCAGAAACTAAAGAAGAGCTAGAGTTACACATGCAGCTTAACTATAAACAAGCTGTTGAGTTAGCTGAAGAACAGGCTATAAACGTTTTGCTAGAAGGCAATAAATACGATTTAACTCGAAGAAGACTACTTCACGACTTGACTGTATTAGGCATAGCTTGCGTAAAAACAGGTTTTAATACTAGCCAAGGTGTTACTGTTGATTACGTAGATCCAGCTAATATAGTTTACTCTTATACAGACTCTCCATATTTTGATGATATATATTATATAGGTGAAGTTAAAACTTTATCTATAAACGAACTCGTTAGAGAGTTTCCTAATTTAACTCAATCAGAGTTAGAAGAAATAAAGAAAAGCTCTTATAGGCCTAGACGTAAATACAATAGAGTAGAAGTACGTGATCAGAATAAAGTTCAAGTTTTGTATTTTAACTATAAAACTTATATGAACGATACATATAAAGTAAAAGAAACTGGCACGGGAGGCGAAAAGGCTATACCTAAAGATGACACGTTTAATCCACCAGAAAACAAAGAAGGTGGATATATGAAATTGCAGCGCGCCGTGGAGGTAGTTTATGAAGGAGCTGTTGTTATTGGTATTGACAAGCTTCTTAAGTGGAACATGTGCGAAAATATGATGCGTAGTAAATCTGACTTCAATAAAGTCAAGATGAACTACAATATCGTAGCACCGCACTTATATGATAATCGTATTGAATCTTTAGTTAGCAGGATCACTGGTTTCGCTGACATGATTCAGCTTACGCACCTAAAGCTGCAACAAGTTATGTCGCGTATGGTGCCCGATGGTGTATATCTTGACGCTGACGGTTTAGCTGAAGTTGACTTAGGTAACGGAACTAATTACAACCCACAAGAAGCGCTTAATATGTTCTTCCAAACAGGTTCGGTTATTGGCAGATCATTTACTCAAGACGGTGATCCTAATCCAGGTAAAATACCTATTCAGCAAATAGCGAACGGCGCGGGCCAAGATAAAATTGGCAGCTTAATACAGACATACAACTATTACTTACAAATGATCCGCGATGTAACCGGATTAAATGAAGCACGTGATGCTAGTATGCCTGATCCTAAGTCCCTTGTTGGTATACAGAAGTTAGCTGCTGCAAACTCTAATGTAGCTACTAGACATATTCTTCTTGGATCTATGTATTTAACTTCTGAAGTTGCTGAATCATTATCGCTTCGCATATCGGATATATTAGAATATTCTCCAACGGCTGATGCTTTTGTTCAAGCTATAGGCTCGCATAATGCGGCTACGTTGAAAGAAATGTCAGAGCTATACTTATATGACTTCGGTATATTTATAGAGCTCATGCCTGATGCAGAAGAGAAGCAACTTCTTGAAAACAATATACAAACGGCTTTAGCGCAGCAGCTAATAGATTTAGATGATGCAATAGATATTAGAGAAATACGCAATGTAAAGTTAGCAAATCAATTATTAAAAATAAAGAGAAAGCAGAAACAAGAACGTGATCAAAAAATCCAACAGGAGAACATCAAAGCGCAAGCAGACGCGAATGCGCAAGCTCAACAAGCCGCTGCTCAAGCTGAGATACAAAAAAATCAGGCAAAAACTCAAGCGGACCTGCAATTAGAACAAGCTAGAAACCAAGCTAGATTAACTCAGCTACAAGAAGAGGTTAGATTAAAGAAAGAGCTAATGCAATATGAGTTTGAATTGAACCAACAATTAAGAGAGCAAGAGCGCGGTGATAAGATGCAAGTGACACGCTTCAAAGAAGAAGCAAAAGATAAGCGAGAAACTGCTAAAAAGTTTGAGTCTTCAGGTAATGATATACTTGGAAGCGGAATAGGATTAGACAAGTTTAATCCACAAGTAGGAAATTAATTATATAATATTTTATTATGGAAAATGAAAATCAAACAGACCTTGAAGATGTGATCCAAGAGGTTGAAAATGAAACACCAAAAGTTGAAGAAGTTGTAGAAGAACAACCTGAACTTGATTTAAGTAAATTTAATAGCGCGGAAGATCCTAGCGTTATTAAAGTAGATTTATCTAAACCAAACGATGAAACTGAAGAAAGTAACACTGACGACGCAGGAGTGGTTAGAGTCGATGAAGACGCCCAGCCCGCACAAAGTGAAGACGAAGTACAACCGCAAGGAGAAGTACAAGAAGAAGTACCAACACTAGAAGAAGTAACTGAAGAGCAAGTAGAAGAATTTAAGGAAGAGGTTGCCGATGCTATTGAAGAAGCACAAGCTACAGGAGGTGAACTTCCAGAAAATGTAAAGAAGCTTATTGACTTCATGGCGGATACTGGCGGTGATCTTGAAGACTACGTTAGATTAAATAGAGACGTATCTAGTATAGACGATCAAGATGCTTTACGCGAGTACTATAGAGATACTAAGCCTCATTTATCTTCAGAAGAAATAAGCTTTTTGATGGAAGATCAATTTGCTTATGATGAATCAATAGATGATGAGCGTGATATAAAGAGAAGAAAATTAGCCCGAAAAGAGCAAGTTGCAGAGGCTAAAGCCTACTTAGACAGGCAAAAGTCTAAATACTATGAAGAAATTAAAGCCGGAAGCAAGCTCACACCTGAGCAACAGAAAGCTGTAGATTTTTTCAATAGATACAATAAAGAGTCTGAGCAGACGCAGAAGACTGTAGAAAAACAAAAGTTAGTTTTTAATAAGAAGACACAACAAGTTTTCAACGACGAGTTCAAAGGTTTTGACTACAACGTCGGAGATAAGACTTACAGGTATTCTGTTAAAGACGCCGAGCAAATTAAAAACACTCAAAGCGATATTAACAATTTTGTCGGAAAGTTTCTTGACGAAAACAATACGATGAGTGATGCAAAAGGTTATCACAAAAGTTTATTTACAGCTATGAACGCAGATGCTGTTGCTAGACATTTTTACGAACAAGGTAAGGCTGACGCTTTAAAAGAAACAGTAGCTAAGTCTAAAAACATTAATATGGACCCAAGACAATCGCACGGTGTGGTTGAAGCAGGTGGTATTAAAGTTCGCGTGTTAGGTGACGATTCAAACTCTTTTAAATTTAAAATGAAAAGTAAAAAATAAAAATTAAGAAAAAATGGCAATTAATCCAGGAGATAATTTGAATAGCGTACCTGCTGCATTACAGCAAACGCTATCTTCAAACTACTTAGACCTTTCATCTGCTTCTAACGCAGGTTGGGGTCAACAATATGTTCCAGATCTAATGGAGAAAGAAGCTGAGGTATTCGGACCACGTACTATCTCTGGTTTCCTTTCACAAGTTGGAGCTGAAGAGTCTATGACTGCTGACCAAGTTGTTTGGTCTGAGCAAGGTAGACTACACCTTTCGTACAAAGGTAACACAAGCGCAGACAACACTATCATTGTTCAACAAGATATTGATGGCGCTAAAGGCGCTGGTACTGGTACTACTGGTATCTCTAACGGTCTAACTGGTACTCATCACGGTGTAAGAAAGAATGATACTATTATCGTTTCTAACGCTAACGGTATTTTTAAGTGTCTTGTAACAAATGTATCTACTGATACTTTAACTGTTGCAGACTACAGCAACGCTACTTTAGCTACTTCTGGAGCAGCAGGTGCTTTAGGTACAACTATTCTAGTGTACGGTTCTGAGTTTAAGAAAGGAGATAACTACCACGGCGACACTTCTAGAACAGCTAACGAACCAGCATTCACTACATTTACTAACAAGCCTATCATTATGAAAGACTACTACGAGGTATCTGGATCAGACGCATCTCGTATTGGTTGGGTTGAAGTGGCTGCTGAAGATGGTCAATCAGGTTACCTTTGGTACCTAAAAGCTGAGGCTGACACTCGCGCTCGTTTTAACGATTACGTTGAAATGTCTATGCTAGAGTCTGTTCGTGGTAGCAACTCTACTACTGTTGACACTACTTTAGGCGCAAGTTCTGATGCTGGTGTAGGTACTCAAGGTTTATTCGATGCTATCGAAGATCGTGGTAACGTTACTACTGGTGTTACTGGTGTTAACGCGGCTACTGACTTAGCTGAGTTTGACGCTATCCTTGCTGAGTTTGACTCTCAAGGTGCTATTGAAGAAAACATGTTATTCGTTAACCGTGCTACATCTTTAGCATTTGATGATATGCTTGCTTCAATGAACTCATACGGTGCTGGCGGTACTTCTTACGGAGTGTTTGAAAATGACGAAGACATGGCTCTAAACCTTGGCTTCTCTGGTTTCCGTCGCGGATCTTATGACTTCTACAAGTCTGACTTCCGTTACTTAAACGACAAAGCTACTCGTGGTGGTATTAACTCTGCTAACGCAGCTAACGCTATCCGTGGAGTTATTATTCCAGCTGGTACTTCAACTGTATACGATCAGCAGTTAGGTAAAAACCTTAAGCGTCCTTTCCTACACGTACGTTTCAGAGCTTCTGCTACTGACGATCGTCGTATGAAGACTTGGGTTACTGGTTCAGTAGGTGCTGCTACATCTGCGCTTGACGCAATGCAGCTTCACTTCTTAACTGAGCGTTGCTTAATTACTCAAGGAGCTAACAACTTCATGTTGATGAAGTAAACTATGTTTATCGAAACTACCTCACCTTCGGGTGGGGTAGTTTTATATTATTTAATTATATTATATTATGGCAAAAAAGAAAACACAAGAGGTTGTAGAAGAGCCTCAAATAGAAACTGTAGTTGCTGAAGCACCGAAGCCTAAGCCAACTCCAGTTGTAGAAAAACCAAAGGATACTTGGGAGTTTAAAGACAGAATTTATTATTTAAAAGGTAGTAAAAAGCCGTTATCGTACAGCATAAGATCTTCTAATTTATTTTATTTTGATAAAGATAAAGGATATGAAAGAGAGATTAAGTACTGTCAAAACCAAAGCACTTGCTTTGTAGACGAAATGAAAGGTGATCAGCGTTTAGAACATATTGTATTTAGAAGCGGAGCCTTGTTTGTACCGAAAGAAAAAGTAACTCTACAAAAATTTTTATCATTATACCATCCTCATAATAGTAAAACTTTTTACGAGCACAAGCCTGTAGAAATAGCAAAAACGCAGATTGATATTTTAGAAATGGAAGTAGAAGCTTTAGTAGCTGCTAAAAACATTGATATTGAAATGGCGGAGGCTATAATGAGAGTAGAAGTTGGTTCTGAAGTATCTAACATGAGTTCTAAAGAGCTTAAACGCGATTTATTACTATATGCTAAGAGAAATCCAGCGGTGTTCTTAGAACTGTTAAATGATGACAACGTAGTTCTTAGGAACTTTGGTATCAAAGCTACAGAACTTGGTATTATCAAACTTTCAAATGATCAGCGTCACTTTATGTGGGGATCAAACGATCGAAAGTTAATGACAGTACCTTTTGACGAGCATCCATACACAGCTTTAGCGCATTGGTTTAAAACCGATGAAGGTATGGAAATATACTCTAATATAGAGAAAAGATTAAATTAACTAGTTATGTGACTGCCCTTCGGGGCGGTCACTAAACTTTAAAAACGAATTATGGCAGTAAGTATAGACACGGTATATCAAAGAGTATTAGCTCTTGCTAATAAAGAGCAAAGAGGTTATATTACACCACAGGAATATAACTTACTTGCCAACCAGGCTCAAATGCAAATATTTGAGTCTTATTTTTATGCTAAAAATCAAAGAGAACGTACTGAGCCGAATAGATCTGCAGAAGTAGATGAAACTGATATTAGCGAGTTAATAGATTTAAAACTTAGACCGTTTGTTAACGTAGAAAACGTAGCGGGTGGAACTTCCTTTCCAACGGCGTTAGTTAACTCTGGCGTGTCTTACGATATATATCAAACAGGCAAACTGTTTTACAACGGTCAAGTTTGTAGTAAGATATCTGTTAATGAACTAAATCGCATGTCTACTTCTGTTAGACACTATAGCACGATGCAAAATCAAAGCCCGGTATTTATTGATAGCTACAACAACGGTGAAGATGTTTTAGTTTATGCTGGACCCACAGATACTGGTACCTTTGAAAATAAAACTACAGGAGTAACCATCGAGTGTTTTAGAAAGCCAGTAGAAGTTGAGTGGGCTTACGTCGTAGTAAATGAAAAAGCTTTATATAACGCTAATGTAGCAGTTGATTTTGAGTTACATATATCAGAAGAAGATACGTTAGTCAATAAAATATTAGAGCTCGCTGGTATTATAATGAACAAGCCTGGATTGATCGCTGCAGCGGCTCAATACAGCGCTAACGAACTAGAAATACAAAAAGTGTAAACAATGGGTATAATAAAATCAGCTCCTCAAACATATTACGATAATACTAATCCAGATTTTGGTAATTATCGATATGTACCGCTAAGTGATATTATAGGATCATTTAACGCGGCTTATGTAGGTAAAGGAAAAATATGTGAAGGCGTTTTAGGTATGGACGTAAATTTCCATGCTATACGCGCTTTGCAAGAGTTGAGCTATGACACTCTTAAGTGCACTAAAGATTTAGAAGTAGAAGTGCCGTCATCACTGGTACTAGTTATGCCAGTAGATTACGTTAATTACGTGAGTTTGCAATGGGTTGATGATAACGGTATATTCCGTAGGTTATATCCTACGAATAAATCAGGTAATCCTTTTGATGTCCAAAACGCTGTAGAAGGTTACGGTGGTTTCACTACAACGCCAGTTTTAAACAGTGAGTCAGATGTTGACAGAGAGCCAGCTGACGCAGATGGTAATTTTAACTCTACAAGTTTTGATAAATTTAAAGCTCAAAACGTAAACGATATTGGTAATCTTGATGCAGACGAAATAGACGATGTGTACGGAGATTTAGTTGGTGGTAGATACGGCCTTGATCCACAATACGCGCAAAGCAACGGCACGTTCTTTGTAGATGAAACGCAAGGTAAGTTTCACTTTAGCTCGAGCGTAGCTGGTAAAACAGTGGTACTTAAGTATATTAGCGATGGTATTGTATCGACAAGTTCTGCTGGTATTGATCTCACAGCATGTGAAGTACCAAAGCTTGCTGAAGAAGCTATATACAAGCATATACTATACGGAGTGTTGTCTGCTAGAAAAGATACACCAGGCGGTTTACTTGGCCAACTCAAGAGGGAAAAGTTTGCTGAGACAAGAAAAGCTAAGCTTAGGCTTTCAAATATTAAGCTAGAAGAATTAACTCAAGTACTTAGAGGAAGCTCTAAAATAATCAAGCACTAACATATGGCAGAGTTGAGACAAGATTTCTCAAAAGCTCGTATGAATAAGGATATGGACGAACGTCTTGTTCCTAACGGCGAGTATAGAGACGCAAATAATATACAAATAGCCACATCTGATGGTTCAGATATAGGTACAGTACAATCGTTGCTAAGTAATTATCTTCGAAATAGAACAGAACAAAACGCTTCGGAAGGTAATTATAATCATATATATACCGACGGCAGCCAATCCACGGATTTTAAGCATACTGTAGTAGGCACAGTAGCTGACGCTAGTAAAGATAAAATATATTATTTAGTTTCTGGTGGAGATCTTTACAACGCTAATGGATACCCTTCTGTAAGAAAAGATTATATTATAGAGTACGATACTGTTACTGAAACTAATAAGTATGTTTTTGTAGATATATTTGAGGTAGATACCACTGTATCAGGCGCTCCCGGCTCAACAACTACGTTTCACATAGCGTTAGGCGCTGGAGACTCTCAATACGACATAGGTATTAGAGTTGGTATGAATATTACTACTACAGCCACTACACCTAATACTACTTTAAATACAGATCTTGTTGTCACAGCTATAGCGTATGACACGGATGGTGGCACAAACAAGTGGAAAATAACCACTAATAAAGCTCATGGATTATCAGATACTAACGCTATAGCTTTTGAAGCTAAAAGAGTATTAAATTTCTCTAAGTTTAATTTAATCACAGGGATAAACATATTAGAAGATTTTATATACTTTACAGACAATGTTCATGAGCCTAAAAAAATAAGCATTAGTAGAAGCATAGCAGGTACTGGTGGTTTAGTAGAGCTTAACACAGAGCCTACAGACATATTTACTGGAAACACTCAGCATTTCCATACTAGATTAGTTAAAGATTCAAGTAGCTACGAAGAGTCTCAAAACACTTTGCGTGTAGTGGTAAATGACGCGGGTACTTTACCGGTGTATGTAGACGAAAGTCATGTAACGGTAATTAGAAAGTCTCCTACACAGCCTCTAAAACTTAAAATGTTTAGACAAGAGTCTAGCAAAATTAATAGCCAAGGAGAAGAAAACCCTGTTACAGGTACTATAGAAAACTTTATGCACGACTTTAATGGTAACGTGCTGGGTCCTAGTGGACAACTTTTTTCTGATGCTGATGGTTTTTTCTTTACGTCTGAAATAGACATAAGGGAAGGAGATATAATACTTGGAACTTTAGAAGAAAACTTAGATTTAGAAACTGCAGAAGAAGATTACTTTGATTACAGGATGCTGTGTCTTGATAGTCCTGTTACAGGGCCTAATAACTTAACAGCAGGCGCGTCGCCTAATAACACGTTTGTGTTTAGCTTATTATCTATGTCTAGTGCTGCACAGCAATACTTTGACGATCAGTTTCTTCCACTACAAAATCTTCATGTTAAGATTCAAGAAAAAGACATAATATTTCAACATAAGTTTCCAAGATTTTCTTATAGATATAAGTACCAAGACGGTGAGTATTCTACGTTTGCACCGTTTTCAGAAGTAGCTTTTTTAACAGGTGACTACGAGTATAAGCCAAACAAAGGTTATAATTTCGGTATGTCAAACCAACTTAGAACTTTACATTTAACTGATTTTGTTGGTCATGAAGACATAATGCCAGAAGATGTTGTTGAAATAGATATACTTTATAAAGAAACAAATAACCCTACCGTATATAGCGTAGAAACTTTAAAGCCAACAGATGACGGTTGGCCTGGCTCTCAACAATTACAAGATCAAAACAATGACAACCGCCGTGGCTTTATAGAGTTAGACACTGATCTTATACACGCAGTTATACCTTCTAATCAGCTTCTTAGGCCATATGATAATGTACCTAGAAAAGCTTTAGCTCAAGAAATAACAGCGAATAGATTAATATATGGTAATTATGTTCAAAATTACACAATAGACTCTAACCCTCGTTTATCTGTCAACTATCAAAGAACTAAATATAGTGACGGAGGTTTTGAATACGCGCCACCTTCAGTAAAATCTTTACGTAACTATCAGGTAGGTGTTGTGTTTAGCGATGAATATGGTAGAGAAACTCCAGTCTTAAGTTCTGACGCGTCTTCTGTATTTATACCTATTCAAGCTTCGGCTGATAGAAATAGATTAGCAGTTGCTTTAGATGTTAAAAATACTACTATACCTGATTGGGCAAAGTATTTTTCATATTACGTAAAAGAACCAACTGCTGAGTACTATACTATGGCTATGGATCGTTGGTATAATGCTGAAGATGGTAACATTTGGATATCTTTCCCGTCTGCAGATAGAAACAAAATACAAGAAGACGATACTATTATACTTAAAAAAGCGGCCGGATCAAACGAAGCTATTAAAGTAGACAATAGATACAAGGTTTTAGCTATATCTAACGAAGCTCCCGACTTTATTAAAGAAACTAAAAAAGTTTTAGGCACAGTTGTTGCAAGTTTAGGTACTATTGGAAATACTAGTACTGGTAATCTGTACCCATTGCCTGGTGTTAATAGAATATCAGTTACCTCTGCAGATTTTATTAAGCAGTTTGGGCACAACTTACATGTGATAACTCCAGATAAATTATTATTAAGAATTGAAGGCGCTGGAGAAACTTCTGATTTATACGAAGTTGCTGCGTTAACTAGATTAATAGAGGGTACTGGTCCAATCGGAGGTGGTAACTTTGCTATTACCACTAAAAAACCGTTTGGCGAAGACATGAGTTTTACATCTACAACCAATAGTGGTCTTGATGCTATAGATGAAATAAGATTAACGCTAATACAGGTAGATGTTCTTAATAAACCTGAGTTTGATGGTAGATTTTTTGTAAAGATATTTAAAGACCCAACACTAGCTAAATACGTTTTAATTCAACAGCAAGAAGATTTAGTAGTCGGTAGAAGTTTTCCACTTAGATATATCAACAATAACGCTTATGATAATTTAGGCGCTAACGGAACTATAATGCCTCCTAGTATAAATCCCTTTGGTGAATACAATACTGATTTTAACGGAAACGAAATAACTGGATCTACACCTCTTGAGAATGATACTGTTACTGCTTCAGGAGATAGAGAAAACCACCCTACAGAGTACTCTTACAATACTGGTGGTACTATGACTAATAATAGTGGCGAACCAACAAATAATACTGGTACGTACACTTGGGGTTTTTTCTCTAACAATAATCCTTTTTCAGCAGGTGTCACCGCTAGCCACATAAGTAACAATCCTATTGGGGCTTTGAACAATAATCACCAAGACGGTGACTCTGAAAAGTACTGGGAAGAGGTAGCTAACCAAGACTCTTTCTTTATAGACGGATGCACGGCTTACGATTGGAATGGTAATATACAAGTCAATCACACTAGCAACCAAGGTAACATTATATTTGATGAGCAGTTTGATGCCACTATACGAGCTTCTGACTATGACGATGGTTACGAAGGAAGTTACACTGGTAACTGTACTTCTTTTGCTAATCCTAGTAGGGCTATATGGGGTAGTGGACGTTTAATGGATATTTCTTGGTGTCAGTTTACTAGAAACCACACGCATAATAGTGGCTCAACACCATATGCGCAAAAGCTTCAAGACTCTGCATCTGGTGATGATCAAGCTGAAGCGCTTGCGTTTATACAAGAATTAGTCACACCAGGTACTAAGTTTAGATTTTCTCGAGATCCAGATGCAATTATATATACTACAATAGGCACATATGGATATGGATCATCTAATATTGAAGGCACGTTGAAATACAACGATCCTCTTACGTGGGTGACTTCACAAACTACAAATGAAACTGGTGCTTGGGGTATAAGAAACTATGCTAGTACTGGTGTTCCCATGAGTACTAGGGAGAAAAGGATGTTTAACTACGGTAACATAAGACAACGTTGGACTATTAGAGTTAGTAATAGTGCTGGTGGTGGTATTGGATCTGCTGGGCATGGTTATGATCCTACGAGAGGTACTTTGCCTTTATCTCAAGGAGGTCCGCTTACGAACGCTCCAGAGTTTAGAAGGGCTTTGCACCATGATGGTACAGATGCTGACGCTATACAGATTATGATCCCTCTTCTCGACAATGTTAATAGCGAAGAGACTTTTGTTGATAACCCAGCGGTTTGGGAAATTGAACCTAGAGAAACTGTAGAACTAGATATATACTATCAAGCTTCACCGCTTATACCTATTGTATTAGATAAATCTACCAACGAAGAACTTTTACCTATAGGATCTACGTTTACTTTGCCAGCACAAGAAGCTGCTCAAGGTGTTCTTGAAACGCCAGAAACTACCCATACTATCACTGGTTGGAGCGATCAAACAATGACGTTTACACCAGCCGTTACAACTGGATTTGTTTTTGAAGAAAATCAATTAATAACATTTAATAAATATAGCAACTATTCTTTAAACGCTAGATTAGATGTTACTGCATCAGCGTCAGCGGGTGTTACTCAACTCACTCTTCACGGTGGGCCTACAACAAATGAGAATGTTCTTAAGATACCATACCAGACTCACTTTTTAGATTATAATAACTGCTGGTGTTTTGGAAACGGAGTAGAGTCAGATAGAGTAAGAGACATGTTTAACGATCCTCAAATGGATAACGGCGTTAAAGCGTCAACAGTTGTAGCAGATCCTTCTCTTTTAACTGAAGAGCGAAAAAAGCATGGATTAATTTGGTCAGGAATTTACAGTAGTAATACTAGTACAAACGACACTAATCAGTTTATTGCTGCTGAGCCTATCACTAAAGATATAAACCCAGTTTACGGTAGTATACAGAGGTTGTTAAATAGAGAAACTAGATTAGTTATGTTCTGCGAAGACAAGGTTTTAAGAGCAGTAACAAACAAAGACGCTTTATATAATGCGGATGGTAATCCTCAACTAGTATCTAGCAACGCCGTTATTGGTGATGTAACACCGTATGCTGGTAAATATGGTATAGCTACTAACCCTGAGTCTATGGCTGCTACTCCAGAGAATACGTACTTTACTGACGTTATGCGCGGTAGAGTTTTAGTGTTGTCGAACTCAGGTGATGGTATTAGGCCTATATCTGACATAGGTATGAAAGATTATTTTGCTGACTTCATGGCTGACTATGTTGACACTGCTATAGGTAGCTACGATTCTCGTAAAAAAGAATACAATATAACTATAAGTAAAAAATACGAGCCGTACCAAGCTCAATCACACGAGCAAACTACAGTGTCATATAGTGAGTATTCTAAAGGCTGGATAAGTTTTAAGTCTTATTATCCAGACGCTGGTATTAGCTTAAATAACAAATACTACACGTTTAAAAACGGTTTAATATACGAGCATCACTACGAACAAGACGCTGGAACTATCTATAGTAGGAATCAATTTTATGGAACTCAATACACGTCTGACATAACACCTATATTTAACGGCATGCCAGAGTCTGTTAAAGGCTTCAATTATTTTAAGTACGAAGGATCAAACGCTAAAATCCCTCTTTTTCAAGAGCTTCATAATCAAAATTACTTTACAGGAGATTACAGTGTTAACGACGGTTTAATTGATACAGATAATGTTACTGATGGTGAGTATTACAATATTTATTTTAAAGTAGAAAATCAACTTGGATGGTATATAGACAACGTAACTACTAATCTTCAGACATGCGGTAATGTGTATTTCTTAAATAAGGAGGGCAAGCACTACGCGTATCCTACTGGTGAAACAACTAGTTTATCTAATCTTGACACTAAAGAGTTTAGCGTACAAGGTATAGGTATGGCTAATATAGTTCATAACGATAACACCGTGGGAGATCAAGCTACGTTAACATTTACTAACAACTTGAATCCTGTTCAGAATTTTGGTGGCGCTGGTCAAAGTGATTTTACCGGTAACGCGGATCAGTTAGGTTTAGGTAGATGGACGATTACTGATGCTACTTATAACGCTACTGTAGGTACCGCTCTAGGTAGTAGCCAAACTGTAGAAATGACTATAAGTCCTTTTTACGACGATGTTTATACTGGTTTCCCTGTTAGCGCTAGTAATTTTAAGCTTGACGGCGCGACAGAGAGTCCAGCAGGTACGTTTACTGTAGACAATAACACAGGTGTAAAAAGTTCAAGTGGAAGTGCAGGAGCTGGAGACGGCCTTGAATTAGATTCTGCTGTAGCAAGCGTTGTGTTTTCTGACAACGGTGTTGCTGGAGATCCTGCTAATACCGTAAAAGTGACAGTAAACTTAAATGCTAGCTTTATACCAACAGGAAGTGGCACTACTACTCTTGATATAGATGAAGTTGTAGCTAAAACTGCAAGAGAAAGATCTTCTTGCTTGCTAGTCCAATATGATAATTTATCTAACGCAAGCGAAACCGCAAACGCAGTATCAGGAATTACTACCGCTAACGTGCTAAACTTATCGCACGTTATAAATCAGCACAGTGGTAATGTTAACGAAGGAGAGTCTAACTTAATTGCTCACTATACGTTTGCAACAACTGGTACTAGTTACTATGTTGGCGGTGTAGCTAGTCCTACTGTTAGTTTTGAAAGTTTAGGAGCATATGCGCCTTATTATTCTTACACTATAGATCTTGCGCTTACAGGTAGTAATATAACTTCTTTTGTAGTTAAAATATATTACGACCCACCTGTTGTTAGTTATTTAAGCGTTGATCCGCCAGATATTTGTGCACTAGCGCATAAAGCTGTAGTTAGAGCTCAAGTAAAAACGCCTGACGTAGATCTTCATGATATTCGAAGCTTATCATATACGCCTGATGTGAGCTCTATTGGTGGTATTAAAACGATTACTGTTAGAGGCGCTAAAAACGCTAAATATAAGCTTTCAGTACAAAAAAAGCAAGGATTAAACAATCCTGTTACTACTACCACAGGTGGTTATTATGATTTTAGTAAAAATTCTTTTGTAGATGATGAGTCAGGTGTGATAGGAACTATTGATGCGACCGGATTCGTTGATCACCTTGTGTCTTTCCCAAGCGTAAGCGCTGATACTAGATATGACATTATTGTAGATGGTATAGTAAACGGCTCTACTTTTTCTTTAGCAGATTCGATACCAACAATTGCTGGTGATGCAACTATTACGCAACATGGTACTAGAACACTAACGTTATCTCCTACGACTCAAACAGCAGCTAATTTTGGAACTTTACCTACTGTAGATATAATTAGACCTGCTAGACACAATCGTGATAGATATTATGATTTACCTTTCTTAAAAATAAATCAAACAGGTACTACTAAAAACGTAGCTTCTACTAGACTGTTGTTAGATAAAGAGAATAAAAACATCAAGCAAGGTATGTTTGTTATAGATCCGTCTAGTAATACATCTATACCACATAACACAACTGTTGTAGGTGTAAGAAGCAACGCTATAACCCTAAGCAACGCGTGTACTATACCTGACAACACTAGATTGACATTTATAAAAGGTAACGCTAGTTTTGTGCCGTTTACTTTAACGATACCACCTGGAATTGGTAAAACTTTATATTTAAATTCTAGCGCTAGCGTAGTTGATTCATTAGCAACAGAATCTGTTTCTTTCGTTCCTCACATGCCTACGTCTGACGATATTACAATTAGACCAAGCACTTCGTTATATACACCGGCACAGCAATTTGAGTTTGTTAGCAGAGTGAATGTTGGAGACATAGTCTCTGGTAATAAAGTTAGCACTAATAATCTTACGGTGGCAGCAACAGACACTTCGGCGTTTACTATAACTTTAAATCAATCAGACATAGGCGCTGAGCAATCAGACAAGTTATCATTTTCTGGTTCAGCAGCAGCCGCCAAAGTTGTGCACGCTACTTCCGCTATAACTGACGGAGATTTAATTATAAACGGTTATCTTAAAATTGATGACGTAAACACCAGGGCTAACATACCTGTATTTATTGATAATCTAGTAAACGTAAACTAACATGCCATCAGCAACATTAAATTTTTCAGCACCAATAAATGTGTCATGTCAAGTAGGTGACACCGCTTACTATGTAGACACTAACTCAGTAGGTGGTTTTACAGTATCTACTGACTCTATGGCAACTCAAGAAAACACTATTATAGAGATAGGTGAAATACGTGAAATACAAGGGCCAAAAACTAATACGCCGGCTATAATAGTTGAAACAACTTTAGGTTACAATGAGTTAAACGGGTTAAATAAGTTTATATTCTTTTCAAAAAACAATAAAGCTAATTTAAGCTCACCTTTAGGTTATTACGCTAGCGTTAAGTTCGTAAATGATAACAACTATAGAACTGCAGAGCTCTACGCTATTGAGGCGGACATATACGAAAGTAGTAAATAAACACTAAAAAGTGTAACTATATATCAGTACACTTTAATTAAATTTAATGACTGATAATAAGTTACAAAAAAACTTTAAGTCAGACGTAAAAAATCTACTTAACACATTAGCAAAACACGCTGACGGAGAAAATATAATTGTAGGTACGAAACAAGATCCTATAGTTACAAACTCAGATAAACTACCTATAGAACATTTTTTTATGGACGGAGTTTACGTTAGAAAAATGACTATGTATAAGGACTCTGCTGTTGTAGGCGCGATACATAAGCATTTGCATATGTGTTTTTTATTATCTGGGCACTTAACAGTGTCTAGCGAACATGGTGTTGTAGAATATAAAGCGCCTTGCCATGTAATCGCTACACCAGGGACTCAAAGAGTTTTATACGCTAACGAAGAAAGCGTTTGGTACAACGTACATAAAAATACAACTAACACTGAAGACGTTAAACAGATTGAATGTGATTTAGTGGTATTAAATCAAGAAGAGTATGAAGAATATATTAAAAATAAATAAATCATGGCATTTGCGTTAAGTACTGTAGCAATTGTAGGTGGAGCTATAGCCGCTGCCGGAGGCGTAGCTAAAGCTATTGATGGTGGTATTAAAGCTAAAGAAGCAAAGCTAGACGCTGAAAGGGCTGAAAAAGAGATGGAGAAGCAGAAGAATCTCTTTGCTAGTTTAGATACTAGTAATCCATACCTTAATATGGAGAACACTATGGAAGATCTTACGGTAAACCAGAAAGAAGCTCAGTTTATGGCTCAACAATCACAGCAGTCGCAAGCTAATATATTGCAAAGCATGCGTGGAGCGGCTGGAAGCTCTGGTATTGCAGCGCTAGCTCAAACACTGGCTAATCAAGGTGCTTTAGATGCGCAAAAAGCCGCGGCTTCAATTGGAGCACAAGAAGCAGCTAATCAAAAGTTACGTGCAGAAGAAGCTAGTAGAATACAAGGTCTTGAGCGTGAAGGCGAACTTATTAGTAGAGAAGCTGAAATGGGTAAAGTATCATCTTTACTTGGCATGGCAGCAGACGAAGCTGCTGCAGCGCGTCAAGCACAGGCTGAGTTTAGAGACCAAATGTTTGAAGGTATATCAGATACTGGTGGCGCTCTCATGAGCATGGGTGGTGCTAAAGGTGGTGTTGGTGGTAGTGGTAGTAAAGGTGGCGTTGGTAGTGATATAGAAAAGTTGCTTGGAGATTTAAGCGAAGAAGAACTACAAGAGCTAATAAGAAAAACAGGTGGAGACGCTTCAGGAGGAGGTACAGGCTTACAATTACCAGGCGGTGATGGTTTAGTTTAAATTTTAAAAATTATGGCAGAATCAACAAGATCATTAGATTACGGTTTAAGTGGAGATATATTAGACAGGGTTGCTGGCGCTAGAGAGGCTAAGTACGAACCTGGCAAAAGAACTATATACGACACAGCTGTAGATTTAGGCACAAAAGCTTTAGAAAAAGGTAAAGAAAAACAAGCTGCTCAACAAGAGTCTTTAGCTGATTGGGATAGTGCTTTCGACGCTATGGGTGATCGTGGTTCTTGGGCTTCACCTCAGTTATTCGATCAATTCCAGGAGTTAGAAAGAGGATATAGAGATGCTTATATAGAAGCTGTTAGATCTGGTAACAAAGCTGATCAGCAGAGAATGTTAAAAGAACAAGCAGCTAGATCATCATCTCTACAGGGTTGGAAAGACGTAATGGAAACAGCTAAACAAATAAACGATGAAGTTGGTTGGGGCGCGCTTGTAACTAGAAACTCTAAAAGTAAGGCTATATTACAAGCTTTAGCTAAAGGTGACGGTAGCGCTGTACCTGTTGTTGGTGAAAATGGAGAGTTGTTATTTCAAATAAACGGCGAAAGATATAGCCGTAGTCAAATAGATGATTTAGTTGCTAAAGGTACAAATCCGAAAGCATTAAGATCGCAATTTTTGAACGGCGCGGCTAGTCAAATGGAAGCTGGTTTAAAAAACGGTGTATTTGAATACAGTTTGGTTAACGAAACAAACTTAAATAGCCTTGATAACGATAAAATGTATACATACATATATGATGCGTGGACAGGACCTAAGTCATTTGCTGAGGAGATTAAAGCTATTGAAGGAGCTACGTTTTCAATACAAGTGCCAGAGAATCACCCTTTAGACACAACTGGTGATGGCACGGTAGATATACAAGACTTTCAGGTTAAAGGCATAGATATTGATACTATGTTAGAAGCTATGCAAGATCCAGAAAATATAGACATAGCTAAGCAAGTTATTGCAGACTACATGACTATAAAGCAGAAAATTAATTACGAGAAAGGTAAAAAAATATATGACGAAAGACAGCAAGGTAGGTTTGCGAATATGACAGATAAACAGCAAATAGACGCTATGGTAGAAGCTGGTGGTATTACTAAAGACGCGCTTCTAGCAATGTACCCAGATTCAGAAAGCTACATTAACAGTTTAAATCTATGAACGAAGAGTTAAAGCTACTAGTATCAAGACTTAGAGAGCAAGGTGTGCCTCAAGAGAAGATCAACTTGCTAATCAACAAGTATATGTCTAAACAAGAAGATTTAGACTTAAACATACCTGACGCTAATGTTATACCTGTTAGTCAACGTGACTTAGACGATGGTTTAAAGCCTGAGTCATATGTTAACTCTACTGCTTGGAGTTCATCAGGTTTAGATAGATCTATATACTATGATGAGCAAGGAAACTTACTTACGGTAAATGCTGCCGGTGTTCCGTTTGATCCACTTACAGACGTTGGTTATTCTTTAGCATTAAAGGACGAAGAAAGAAGAGAAGAGTTGATAAGAGAGTCAGAAGCTCCAGAGATTACAACTACTGAAGGTTTATTTACTGTTACAGATAAAGATCAAGAGAACGCTGTTAACGCAGCTAACGCTACTTACGACAGCTATGAAGCTCTAGACCAGCCATACGACAGCTCTAATCTACGTTACGAAACAACTAATTATATAGGTGCTGAAGGTGCTAGTACAGAAACCGTAAGAATATCAACTTTAGCAGACGGAGAAACTCAGGTTAGAGATGTAATGGATCCTAGTCAACGTCTTTACTATGAAGGCTTAGACGTTGTAATACCTGGCGAAACTCCTCGACAAAGAGAAGCTAGATTTATGAGTATCTGGCTAAGTCAAGGCGAAGCAATGGTAAGAAATCCTAACTTACCTAGACCTCAAGCCTTTTCAAGCTCAGCTTCCGAATTAACTTTTACCGCAGAACAATATGCTCAATGGAGACTTGGTTTAGCTAGAGATCCTAACAACGATTTATACGATCCGTATTTAGCTAGCAATGTTTATGACAAGTTTGAAGAAGGTACTGATTTAAACAAATTATACCAAGTAGAAAAAACTTTACTAGCTATACAAAGGTTAGAAAAAGAAACCGGCGAAAAAATAAACTTTACTCTAGGCGAAGATAAAGTAAGTGATTTTCCTGGTTTACAAGAGACAATTGACAACATATCTAACGATGATCCAGAGTTAAAAGATATGATTGTTAAAAGTGAATCTAGAATTAATAGAAGCAATCAGATCAGCCAGCAAGCTCTAGAATTAGCTGAGCAACAGATTGAAGAAGAGAAAGATTTTCCTTCAAAACCAGGTATAGCAAACTATTTTTTTGAATCTCCTGAAGCTCAAGAAGAAGCCGCTAAGCAAGCTGAACAAGATTTAGATTTTCTTGAAGCAGACATCAAAAAAAAGTCTTTACAATACAACGCTATATCAGAGCAATATGCAGACGTTAACAGTCGATTAACAGATGTAAATAAAGAGCTTCAAAAAGAAGAATATAAAGATCCTAAAGCTCATATAGAGAAAATAAAAGCCAAATACGATTTAACAACGCGAGAAGGTGTTGAAGCAGCTAATAAAGAAATACAAGAGTTTATTGGTAAGTACTCTAATTTAATCGAAGAGTATAATACTCTAAGACCTGCGGTTCAAGACACAGCTAATGCTTTAATAAGATTAGAGCAAGAAATTAGCGATCTTGGAGTTAGAGAACAAGATTTAAACGCGTTTACAACTACAATTAGTAAAAACCATAGAACGGCTACTAAAATTGCTTTAGCTTTTGCTAACGAAACAGTTGATCTAGTTCAAAGCGCCGCTGAGTTTGTTTATATGGTAAATCCTTTAGGAGCTCTAGCTGATGAGTTAGTAGATTACGCGGGTGAAGATTCTTTGATTGGTACTATTGTTGAAGTAGCAAGATACGCTACAGCTATACCTACTGGCGGAATAACTTTATACTCTGGAGAACGAAGAGAAGATGTAACTCAAGCTATTGACGGATATCAGCAAAACGTAAGCTCGATGGTTGGCGAAGCTGTTCGCTTTGATGATATTGAAGGCGTTGGAGATGCTATAGAGTGGGCTTTAGTAACTGGTGCAGGTCAAGTTACGCAGCTAGCTTTACTTGCCGCTACAGGTGGTACAGCTGGTTTAATAGTCATGGGTGCTACAGCTGCTGGTCAAAAGTTCTCAGCTATGGATCAGCAAAGAGATTTATACAGGCAAACTGGTGGCATGTACGGCCAAAACCATAATTTTGCTACTATGTATGCTAACTCTATTACTACAGGTAGTATAGAAGCTTTATCTGAAAGAGTAACTTTAGGGCTATTAAAAGGAACTGGTGGTGTTGTGTCTAATAGAGTATTTAAAAGCGTAGGTTCTAAAAAAGCGACTGATATGTTTAGGCGTCGCTTGTTTACAAAAGAAAACTTAAGGTACTCTACTAAGAAACTTATTGACATAGCTGAGGAAGGCGGTTCTGAAGCGTTAGCCACTATAGGTGGTAATTACATTGATAGGTTAAGCGGGGATAAAACTGTAAATATATTTGATGACGTAGCAGAGTCTTTCGTGACTGGTGCGTTGATAGGCTCTACTTTATCAATGCCACACGTGTTTAAAGACGCATACAGTGCTTTCCAAAGTGTAGAAGCATCTCAAGCTATAGCACAAAACTTTGACAGAATACAGGCTAATCACGATGTAATAAACGATCCTAAATCTTCTCAACAAGCTAAGGACGCAGCGTTAGCGGCAATTGAAGAATTAACTGCACAAAACGCAGAGTTTATAGCGTTAGATTTAAAAAGAGTTGATTCTCTTTCAAACGCTCAAAAAAGAGAGCTGGTTGAGATAGAAAAATCTCAAAGAAACTTAGAAGTACGGTTTGCCGAGATTAATGCATCTGATATGACGTTAGAGCAAAAGCAAAAAATAGCTAACGAAATGAACGCTGGCTATAACAGAAACCTTGCTCGTAAAAACGAAATACTAAAAAGCATACCTACAGATGAAGTTCTTAAGAACCACGAAAACGAAATAAAGCGTATAGAAGAAGAGAGCGCTAGATTAGTTGCTGAAGGTGGCCCAGCTATCAATGTTACTAGAGCAAATGGCAAGAACGACGCAGATATTGCAGAGCAGTTTAAAACGTGGAAGAATAACGCTAAGAAAAAAGGCAATGTAAAAATTGCAGCTTCGGAAGACGGTACGCAGGTTTATGGTGCTATGGTGCCAATTTTAGATAATAGCGGAAATGTTATTAACTACGAGATGTTCTTCAATGATAAGAACATTTATGAAGACGGTGTCACTACTACTGGATCACACGAGCTATTACACGCGGCGGTATTTAACACTATAAGGGCTAATCCTGCCTTAAGAAATAGATTTGGTGATGCTATAAATAGAATACTAGAAGGGCCTGGTGTAAAGATATCTAATAAAGCTCAAAAAAAGTTAGACCGCGTTAATCAGTATAGCAAAGAACAGAGAGGTGAAGAGCTATTTGCGATAGTATCTGAACTAATGGTGTCTGGTGATATAACCATCGATAGTGGTGCTGTGGGTAGGTTTAAAGACCTATTACGTAGAACTTCTATGCAGACAACAGACACTGACATAGAATTTAATGATGATACTGACGTTAGAAACTTCTTAAAAGATTATTCAAGATCAAGAAAGAAAGGTCTTGCTGATAAACGTATAACAAGCTTGTTTACTAAATCAGCTAAAGGTAAGTTAGTTGAAACTGAGATTAGTAGAGAAGAAGCTAAAAGAGTTGTTGAAGGTAGATTTGAAGAGGCTTTGCAAGAAAGTTATATGAATACGCTGTCTGCTAGTATTAGATCTAATCCAGACCTACGTCAAGAGTTTGATCAATTTACTAAAAACGAAGATGGAACTCCTAAGTACAAAACTCAACAAGAGTGGGAGAGCAGTCAAGACTACTTAGATGCATACAAAAAGATAGTAGAAACTAACCTTCTAGATGGCTTAATTCAGACCAAGATGGTAGAGCGCGGATTGCCGCCTGCTGCTCTCAGAGATTTTACTAGAAAGGTTAAAGACAATATAAGTCTAAGATTCTTACCTTCAATAGATAAGAAAACAGGTAGAGTAAAACCTGATTCTGGTTATAGGATTTCAAACGATAGTTTGTTTGGCTGGTTAACAGGTGTTGCTGGTGGAGCTGGTAAGTCTGTTATATACAGAGCTAAAGGTGATGTTATGAACGAGTATAAAGAAAGCGGTAATCTTGAAACTGTTTCTCTTGATGCTCCTATAGGTGAAACAACTACGTATGAAGCTACTATAGAAGCTGAAACTGACGCGTTCATGCAGCAGCTTGAAGAAGCTGATTTAAGTAAGAATCGTGCAGAGCGTGAAGCTAGAAAGCCAAAGAGAGTTGTTAACGAGCTAAACATCGACAGTGACGGTAAAGCCGCCATAAACAAAACTGTAGCAGACGCGGCTATTGACATAGCTGGATTACAGTATAAAGACGTTAAAAAGCTTGGTAACTCTGTCGACGCGCCGCTATATAAAACACTACAGGTTATATCAGAAAAGTTTGGCGTAAATCCTAAAAACGTTATAAAATCTGCTAACTTAAATACTAAGCAGCGTAAAGCAGCGCAGCAGTTTATTAACAAAAATGCAGAGTTTTTATTAGAAATGTTACCTGATGGTGAGACTAGAAGCGGAGAAGCTACTGGTGTACCTAGAGTATTGTTAAATAATTTCTACGAAAAAGGTGAGAGATTAAAGTATAAAGACGGAGCTACGGCTGCGGGTAAATTTACACAGCAAAAGCGAACTGACATAACACTTGAGCAGTTTAAAGAAGCTTTCGGTATTAGACCAGACGGTACTTTAGATAATAACAGAAAATACGACGGCGCTATAAACGCTTTAATTAATCAAGCTACTATGTTAGCTAACAACCAAGCTTTACGTGAGAACGCTATGAAGAGAGGCACTGTGTCAGAAGCGGTAGTTGCTAAATTAGGTGAAGGTAAAGCTGAGGTAATGTTTAGTGTTAAGGTAAGAGACAAAGTTAAAAACACTTTTGATCAACTATACCCTGATCTAATAACAGCTGTAGCAGCATCTAACACTGGCGATATAGACTCTATAAGAGTAGCTGTTGAGAGTGTTTACGGTAAGGTACTTAGTACGTCTGAAATTAATAGGCTAGTAAATGAAATATACGATCAAGCCGACGAGTACAACACTATAAACCAAGACCTTAAAGGTGTTGGCGTAGACGTGCCTGTGAGCTTAGAGCAGTTTTTACAAGATAAATACGAAGGCAAGAACGTAGAAAAAGGAATATTAAAAGCTTTAGAGCCAAAATTACCAAAAGATGAAGATGGTAAAACAATTAGAATAGGTACTCATTTCTTAAATGTAGATAGAATAAATAATCAACGATCTGTGCCTGGTCTATTTGTTGATGGAGCTAGAGCACAACTAGACAAAAACGGAAATAGAATTTATTCAGACAAGCAAATAGCTGAAATGCTTATAGCTCACGTCGCACCTATGTTTGCTGGCTCGGGTAGAATAGCTGATCGTAGATTTATTGTACAAGAAACAAAGCCTAGTGGTGAAAGAGTTGTGGTTAAAGATCCCAATTGGAAACCAACTAGAATAAATAAAAAAGGCCAAGAGGTACCTCAGAAAAATAGAAAACAAGCTTGCGAAAGTATGCCTGATTTTATTGGTATACTTAACACCCTTGGTTTAGGAAATATAGAAAAGGTTGGAACAGGACCTAACTCGTATTACACACTAGATGGGGTTGCTTTAGATACAACCTTAATACCTGAAACGTCAGAGGCTAGACTGTCAAGGTCTAAGACAGAAGAGGCAGAAGCTGAGCTATTTGAGCAAGGTAAAAAGCAGGCTGAAGACGCGAGGGTTGTTACAAAAATTATACTAGATTCTTTGTACGCTAAAGTTATCGATCCTAACAGTAGTTACGACCATGTTGATTTCGCTATGACTTTAACCAGCCTTGGCTCTAGTATGCAAGCACCTATGAGACGAGCTGCTTTGTTTGAGTACTTCATGGAAGGTATTGAAGATGTAGTTGCTAATAGAGGTGACAAAAGTATCGGATCTGTCACTGAGTTTGAGCATTTAAAACCTCAAGAAGAAGCTATTGGAGAGATTATACACTCTTACTTAACTACTGGTGAGCTTGATATGCGTATATTTGAAGGCGGTGGACCTTATAGACCATATAAGACTGGGGTTATTAGCAAGAGCATGGATGATGCGGTAACAGATGCTGGTCATAAGTTTACTTCACCAAGACTAGGAAGAGGTGACAGTAGACAATACTCGTTCGAAGCTATTCGTGATAATAGAATTAGACCTATTAGAAGTATTGATCCAGCTAAAAAAGGCACTAATAAAGAGTTTGTTGGTAGAGAGTGGGTGCAAATGAATGACGCTATAGCTAGAGACGATGGTACTGTAATAAGAGATATGAAGGTTCTAGGTGGTATATTTGGAAACATATCTTTTTCGAAGCGACCTGCTAAAAACAAAGGAGCTAGCGTACTTGATTTTGATGACACATTAGCTACAACTAAATCTAACGTGTTGTTTACTGCGCCTGACGGAACCAAAGGTAAGCTAAACGCAGAAGAGTACGCTAGAGATTACGTTGAGCTGCTTGGTCAAGGCTATGAGTTTGATTTTTCAGAGTTTAACAAGGTGGTTGAAGGAGCTCCAGGTCCGTATATGGATAGGGCTAAAAAACTAGCTAAAAAGTTTGGCACTGATAACATATTTATATTGACTGCTCGCGCACCACAATCTCAAGAAGCTATATTTGAGTTTATGAAATCGCAGGGCTTAGAGATACCTATTGACAATATTATAGGTTTAGGTAACTCTACTGGTCAAGCTAAAGCTAATTGGATCGCGGAAAACTTAATAAAAGAAGGTTATAATGATATAGAGTTTGCAGATGACGCGTTGCAAAACGTCGAAGCTGTTAAAAACATGTTTGAGCTTTTTGACGTTAAAAGTAAAGTACAACAAGCTAAAGCAGAGTTTAGTAGGCGTGCGCCTAAACAAATGAATGACATCATTGATGAAGGTGCCGCAGACCTTGATTCAGACTTTAACATTATACTAGAAGAAACTCAAGGTGTAGCTAGATTCAAGAAGTTCTCTGCTGGTAAAGCTAGACAGCGTGGTAAAAATAAAGGTAGATTTAAGTTCTTCATACCACCATCAGCAGATGACTTCGCTGGTTTGCTATATAGTTTCATGGGTAAAGGAAAGCAAGGAGATAAGCACCATAAGTTTTTTAAAGTTAACTTATTTGATCCGTTTAGTAAAGGCATAAGGTTATTAAATAGAGCAAATCAAATAGCTGCTAATGATTTAAAAAACCTACGTAAAGCTTTTCCTGATGTACGTAACAAGCTTAAAAATAAACTACCAGGCTTAGAATATACTACTGAAGATGCTATAAGAGTATACAACTGGAACAGACAAGGGTTTGATGTACCGGGTTTAGCACAAACAGATTTAAATGCTATTGTAAAAGCTATTGAAGGTGATGCTAAATTAAAAGCATTTGCAGATGGAGTTAGCGTTGTTAACATAAACGAGCCAATAGCTCCTGATGACTCGTGGCTTGGCGGAACTATAGCATCTGATATCAATGAAGCTCTTGAAAACGCTAGATCAACTTACTTGCAAGAGTGGATAGATAATAAGAACGCTATATTCACTGAAGCTAATATGAATAAAATTGAAGCCGTATACGGTTCTAATTTTAGAGAAGCTTTAGAAGATGTGTTATTCCGTATGGAAAACGGTGGTAATAGATCTCAAGGTCAAGGTAGATTAATGAACAACTTTACTAATTGGATACATGGTTCTATTGGTACTACGATGTTCTTTAACGCTAGATCAGCTATGCTGCAAATGATATCTAACGTTAACTTTATCAACTGGAGCGACAACAATATGCTAGCGGCTGCTAAAGCGTTTGCTAATCAACCTCAATACTGGAAAGATGTAGCAATGATATTTAACTCTGACTTCTTAAAACAAAGAAGAGGTAGAATACAGACTGATGTAAACGCTGCTGAGCTACTAGCTGAGATACGTGATTCTAAAAACCCAATGAAGAAAGCTACAGCTTACTTACTTCAATTAGGTTTTACACCAACGCAAATTGCGGATAGCTTCGCTATTGCAACTGGTGGTGCTACGTTCTACAGAAACAGAGTTAATTCGTATATCAAAGAAGGTATGTCTAAGAAAGACGCTGAAACAAAAGCGTTTGAAGATATGATGGAGATTGCTGAAGAAACTCAACAGTCTACAAGAGAAGATAGAATATCTCAACAGCAAGCTTCACCTCTCGGTAAGTTTATACTTGCTTTCCAAAACACACCTATGCAGTACAATCGTTTGATGAAAAAAGCTGCTCAGGATTTAGTTAACGGAAGAGGTAGTGCTACAGCCAATGTCTCTAAGATCGTTTATTACGGTGCTATACAGAATATGATATTCTACGGGCTTCAGCAGGCTTTATTTGCCGCGATGTTCGGTGACGACGAAGAAGATAAGATCGATGATAAGCAGAAAGGGCGTATGATCAATGGTATGCTTGATACTGTATTAAGAGGTT